GCCGTCCTTGTTCTTCTCGAAGGACAGCCGGGCCTTGAGGCTGCGCTTGCCGCCGACCCGCTCCATCTTCCATTCGGTGTCCTGGGCCGCATCGATCGCCGAAGCGCCCCGGGCGTCGCCCCCGGCCCGGCCGGTGTGGTGCACGACGAGCACGCAAGCCCCGGTGGCCCGCTTGAGCTGGCTGACGGCGTTGATCCAGACGCCCATCTGCCCGTTGTCGTTCTCGTTGAGCCCCAGGGTCATGCGGGCCTGCGTGTCGAGCACGATCATCACGGGCTTGATCTCGCCGGCCACCTCGATCAGGTCGAGCCAGTCGGGCGAGAGCCTGATGTCGCCGTAGTCGTTGGCTCCCTTGGCCTGCACCGGCTCGGGCAGCACGATCAGGCTGTTCAGCGTCGTCCCGTGCTTGCGCTCCCAGGCGTCGACCCGCTTGGTGAACGACTTCGCTCCCTCGGCCACCACGTAGAGCACCGGTCCCTGCGTGACCTTGTGGCCGCGCCAGTCCTTCCCGGTGTCCACGTGGCACGCCCAGTCGATCGCGACGAACGACTTGAACTCGCCGGACGCCCCGATCAGCCACGATTCGCTGTCGAGGTCGAGGATGCCCTTGATCAGTGGCCGCGCCGGCGGCAGCTTGCGCAGCTGGTCGAGGCTGAGCAGCTTCGCGCGCAGCTTGTTGACCCGCGGCTCCGGCTCGGGCACGACGGCCGCCTGGCCGTCCATGTAGTCGCCGAATTCCTCGGGTTCCGGCTCGGGCGGCAGCTCCCGGGCCGCATCGCGCCGGTCGGCGAGCAGGTAGGCGGTGTACTCGGCTGTGCCCGGTGGGAACGGGTTCACGCTGCCCACCCCCGGACGTACTGCGGTCCGTAGACGTGCGCGATGTGCCGGTCCAGGGCGATGCGAGCGACGACGCGCTGACGTGCGCGGTACGCGCTCATGCGCTTGGCCCGGTCGATGTCGGTGGTGTGCGATACGGTGTCTTCGGCCCCGGGCCGGCTAAGCCCCGGCCCGGTGCCCCCCATTTCGGTCATTAGGCACCGCCCGCCGTGCGGAGCATGCCCACGATGTCGTCCAGCTGCTCGCTGGTCAGCGGCGGCGCGTTGCGGACCGCGGCCCGGATCCGGGCCAGGCGCTTTGCCCGGTCCAGCTCGGCGCGGGTCTCTTCGATGACCTCGGGCGGTGCCCCGTACCGCTTCAGCGGGCCGAGCGTGCCGGCGATCCGGCAGACGTCGGGGTCGGTATTTCTGGTGGATGCCACGTGCGTCCCTTTCAGGACCGCAGATCAGGGCACACCCATGTCACGACACGCCGTACCAATGTGCGTAGTGCACATGGTGCGGTATCGTCGCGCCTGCAGTCGGGGCACTGCTAATGCCACCTGCTGCGTGTGCCTGACTGCGGTCAGGTGCTAGGGCCCGGGTCGGCGTGAGGGTCGGAATCCATTGCGCCGCCCGGGCTATCTGATCTTGCGCCGTACCCTACTGCGTTGGGTAGCGCTAATCCACTCGCCCGGCCACTTTGGCGCGTCGCATTCTCTGCGTTATCGAGTCCTCGACGGACAGTGTCCAGAACGTGTGTCATCCACGGCATCACGCGCGTTTTGCAATCAGATAGCGGCTTGACATCGAAACCCATCGACGGCCGTGGAAGCCAAGCTCAGCAACGGATCCGGCCGTCACAGCGCCGACAGCGTGACGCGCTAATGGCAAGCGACGTGACAATGGCAAATACCCACGGAATATGGCCTGGGCCTATGAATTAATCGCAGGGCATATGAATTACTCGCCCAGCGGGTCAGTCAATGCCTTCGGCGGTCCAGTGCTCACCCCACGTGCGCTCGTCGCCGATCCAGCGGGAATCGGCCAGCCGCCAGTCCGAAAACCGCGACCCGCGCACGGTCTTGGTCACGCGCAGCTCGGCCAGCCGGTCGATGAGCCAGCGCTGCTGGCCGAGGTCGAGCCGATCCCACCGGGCCCGAGCGTCCGGCCCGGCCACCTCGCGCAGCAGCTGGGGCACCGGCACGGCCAGGGCACGGCGGCGGGCGTCGGCGATCTCGGGCACCAACCGGGCCTCGATCTTCGCCAGCGCGGCCGGGCTGATTCCGCCGGTCGCTGCGGAATCCACGAACTCGTCCAGGCGCCGCTGCTTCTCGTCAGCCTCCTGCTCGGCGCCGGCCGAGTCGCCGTGCTCGGCTTCGGCCAGGCGCCGAAGCACGTCGGGATCCTCCAGGCGGGCCACGATCATCTCGGTTACCAGGTCCTCGGCCGGCACGGTCCGGACCGCTGTGCAGTAGTCCGCCGAGCAGACGTACGTCAGGTAGCCGCGGTTGGTCTGCACGCGCATCTTGGCGCCGCACGGTGCCTTCAGGCTGCCGGAGAGCAGGTGCTTGAGCGAGGTGTCCCGCACGATCTGGCGGCGGGGGTCGGCCATGCGGCGTACGCACTCGGCCCAGACCTGCTCGTCGAGGATGCCCGCCCAGACGGCCTCTCCGACCACGACGCCCTGGTGCACCCGTTGGCCTACGTAGCGCGGGTTGGTGACCAGACGCTTGATCTGGGTGGGGATCCAGTGGCCACCGCGCGGCGCCGGGATGGCGCGCTCGTTCAGGTCCTGCGCGATCGAGTAGAGCGACTCGCCAGCGGCGACGCGCCGGCCGCACTCGCGGACCACGCCGGCCTGCTCGGGCTGCTCGACCTGGGCGATAAACACCTTCCGGTCGGTGTAGGTGCGGGTGTACCCGTAGGGCAGCTTGCCGTGCGGGAGGCCCTTCACCGCGTTGGCCCGCACGTCGCGCAGGATCCGCATCCGGGTCTCCTCCGAGGCGTAGGCGTTGTCGACGCCGTCGTTGGCGAGCTCTTTCCAGTCGCGCGGCACGTTGAGGTCGTACGTGCGCTGGTGAGCGACGACGTGGATCTTCACGCCCTGGTCGCGGCAGAGGTCGAGCAGCGCCGACCAGCGGGTGTTGTCCCGGTCGCCGCGCGAGGTCTCCCACAGCACCAGCACGTCAGCCTTGCCGTCGCGGAGCAGCTGGAGCAGGGCCGGATAGAACTCGCGCTCCTTGCGGGCGTGCCTGCTGGCCGAGACGTCGTTGTCGATCAGGATCTCGGCGACGGTCCAGCCCAGCGCAGCGACCGCGAGGCGGGACTCGTCCTCCTGCTGCTGGACGGAGGCCCGATCCCGCTTGTCCTTGGAAACCCGGCAGTAGATGACAGCACGCATGCGGACACAGTACAGTGCCTAACGAACGCTGGCACCTGTCAACGTTCGCTAGACGTAGTTGAGCCCGGCCAGCAGCAGCGCGGACCGGGCTCCGACGCCAACGGAGGGCGCCACCGTGACCGTACCGACCCGCACCGACAAGACCCTGCTCGGCGCCAAGCCGAGGCACCGCCGCTTCACCACGGCCCGGTACCACGCTGTCCTCGTGCACCTGTCCTACGCCTCGGGCATCTTCGCCGCGGGCATCCTCGTCGGGACCATGACCCGATGACCCGCTGCCGCTACCTGCGCCGCGGCACGGCCGGCCAGTGCACCGCCGAGGTCGTCGACCGCAACGGCGAGACCCTGCTCTGCACCAAGCACCTCGGCCGGGCGATGGAGCTGCTCAACCGCGCCGGTGCCGCCCTGGCCGGCGCCCTCGTCGAGACGGGGAGGTGAATCATGGGTGAGTTCCAGCCGTTCGTGCTGATCAAGATGCTGGCCGGGTTGGCCCTGGCCGCGCTGTCCATCTGGCTGATCGTGAAGGCCCTGAGCTGAAATTCGGCACGCCGGTGCCGAATTAGAGGCCTGGAATTCCGAACGCCGGTTCGGAATCAGAGGCCTGAGCCAACGGCCTGTGCCGACTTCGGGGAGAAACTGCGCCAGAGCCTGGCGCAGATTCGGCACGGCCGTGCCGAATCTGAGGCCTCTGGCAGGTGTCCGGATCCGGACACCTGAGCCAGAGGCCTCATCCGTGTCGGAAGAAAATTTCCGACGTCAGCTCTCCGTGTCCTCGTCCAGCGCGGGCCGGTGCTCGGCCATCCAGCGGTCGACGTCGGTGATCAGCCACACCTGGATGTTGCCGGGCAGCGTGTCGAACGGGGCCGGGAAGTCGAGACGCCGGTCGTTGGCGATCTGCAGGGCGCGCTGCCGGGTGACGCCGAGCAGGTCGGCGACGTCCCCGGTCGTGTAGAGCTTGCGCTTTCCCGGCATGTTGATCACCGTACGTACGAGCGGACTTTACGATGGGTGTAACGAGGGTCTTTACCATCGACACCACCGGGGGTAACCTCCGACGAGAGGGCGGTTGGCAGGCGTGGACCCATGGGTCCCACTGGCTCACCGCTCCTCGTGAACGCAGATGCCCCGCGCCGTCAGCCGGTACGGGGCATCTCTGCGTGGTGGACGGAGATGACCTAAGTACTGCAGAGGTCACGGACGCAGAGACGCCCCCGCCGGGCACCACCAGCGGGGGCGTCCGTCTGTGCGGCTACTGCGGGCCGCGGATCAGCGTCACCGAGAAGAACGACGAGAACGTGGTGTCGCCGGCGCCGGTGGCGTTGCGGGCCAGCGAGCCGGAGTCGTCCTGGAAGCCCAGCATCGACACGTAGTCGGTGGTGCCGTTGCACTCCACCTCGCGCTGGGTCTGGACCATGTGCGAGCCGGTGTCGACGACGGTGTCTCGGGCGATGCCGCCCTGCGCGGTGCCGTTCTTGGCGACGTAGACCCGCTTGTCCTGGGTGCTGGCCGCCCACAGCATCATCGCCCGGCACAGGTAGATGCCCGCGACGGTCGGCGTGACCCGATCGGTGTTCGACGAGGTCGAGTGGAAGTTGTGCGTGTCGATGATCTCCGAGCCGGCGCCGTACAGGATTGCCGTCTGCACGTTGTCAGGGATGGACTGGCTGGCCGGCAGCGCGAGCAGGACCAGCGGCTTGTTCGCCGCGTAGAGGATCAGGTCGTTGATCGTGCTGGCGAGAATGACGTCGCCGGCCGCGACGTTGGCGTAGGCGGTCACAGTCCGTACCTTCCGGGAGTCGCGATGTGGATCTGTTCGCCTGCCGCATGAGTCTTGACGACACCGTTGACCGACCGGGCGACGGTCGCGGTCTGCGTGTACGGGCCGGACCCTGCAGCGGCGCTCATAGCGGTCACGGTGACCCGTTCGCCGGCCACGACCCAGTCATACGGGGTGCTGGTGGTGGACCAGACGTCGCCGAATGCGGTGGTGGTGATGCCCCACGACGTTGCGGTGGTGGTTTTGCTCGCCACAACCGTCGTGGTCGCCGAGTCGTAGCGCCGGGCGGTGCCGTCGTAGATGCCCGTCAGCCACTGCTGGCCGGGATCGCACAGCAGGGAGATCGTGCGCCGGTGCGTGCCGATGGTCTCCGAGCCGCCCAGCACCCGCAGGTCCACCGTGTCGTACTCCAGGCCCGCGACGGTGACCCGGTCGCCCGCGTTGAGGCGTTCGGCGGCCGTCTTCAGCGAGGCGTTGGCGTCCAGGTCGATGGTGACGACCGGGTAGCGCGGCACGTCGACGGTGCCCTTGTTCTTCCACCAGCCGGCGACGTCGGCCAGGTCGACCGAGCCCAGGTCGACGTTGACGTCGACGGTGGCCTGATAGCGGCCGACCCCGTCGGGTGGCTCCAGAACCGACAGGGTGCCGGTGGCGGCGACGGCCTGGGCCTCGGTGCCGTCGGCGTTGCGCGCGGTGACGTCGTTGCGGGTGCCCTGGTCGTCGGTTACCGGACGGATCGTCTGGATGCCCGTGCCGTACGTGATGGCCATGTCGGCGGTCCGGTTGAGCTGCGTGCTGCGGGTGCGCAGCAGCAGGGCGATCGCGCCGCGCTGGTCGGTCAGCAGGCCGTCCTCGGTCCGCTCGATCTGCTTGAGCATGTCGCCGATCGTCTGGACGCCCTGCGGGCCCATCAGCGTCGTGTTGACCTTCAGGTCGCGCACCGCGACGGGCCAGCCCTCTTCGTCGGCGATGCGCTGCAGCCGGGTGGAAGCCTGCTCGCCCGGGTAGCCGGCGGTCGGAGTGAAGATGTCCGGCTGGCCTGTGCCGACCGGCCAGACGATGACGTGGCCGGCCGCGATGGGCATGTAGTCGCCGCGGTCCTCGCCCGGGTTCCACTCGACCATCGTGGGCCGGCCGAGGGTGCCGGCCATCGGCGGCGTGAAGTTCGTGGCGGTCGCGTAGAACGTGCCGTCGATGTAGAAGTCGGCTTGGTAGTTCCCGCCGCTCTGCACGATCTGGTAGCGGAAGTGGTGCGGGGTGCCGTCGAAGACGTTGATCGTGGCCACGCAGCTGCCCGATGCGGACAGTGTGGCGTCGGCGGCCGGGTTGGCGTGGGAGACCGTCACAGCCGTGCTGGTCACGTTCACCGTGTAGTGGACGTAGGTCCCGTTCTCGCGCCAGCCGAACACGTCGGCCGTGGTGGCTCCGTCGGCCGCGCCAGCGCTGAACTGCATTACCCAGTCGACGGCGTAGCCCGAGTAGGTTGCCTTGGGCACCGCGCCGGCCAGGGTGCCGCCCTCGGTGAAGGTGGGCAGCTTGTCCGAGCCGGTGACCCCGGCACCAGAGGCGAACCGTGGCGCACCGCCCGGGGTGAGCGCGGTTCCGTCGGGCAGCGTGTAGCGCACCGTCGTGACCGGCCGCATCGGTTCCCCGCCGACGCCCGAGGCCGCCTGGGACGAGCCGTCCGGGTCCTCACACGGCCAGTAGACGACCGGGGTGACCGCGGTCTGCTTGGTGACGGCCCGGTAGATCGGTGAGCGCAGCGGGTCGGAGGCCTGGTTGAGCCGGCGCAGCAGACCACCCGCGGTGACCTTCGTCCAGGCGTCGCCCTTGCCGGTGGTCGGGTTCCAGTCGTCGGTGGTGTCCGTCGCCCAGGTGGTGACCTCGCCGGTGCCGCGGGCGTTGACCATGCGCAGGTCGTCGACGTAGACGGCGTTCGTGCCGCCGCTGCTGACGCGCTGGTAGCTGAACAGCACGTAGTTGGAGCTGCCCACGTCCACGGTGACGAACTGCCACCCGCCGGAGTTGCCGGTGGTGAACCACTGCAGCCCCTCCGAGGTGTAGACGGCGAAGAACGACGAGGATGAGATGTCGGTGAAGTGCCAGAAGCTGACCGTGTTCGCGCCGGTGCTGGTGTTGACCTGCCAGCTGTTCGTCTGCCCGTCGGCCAGCGCCGGCGACTTGAACGACCACGTGCCGGCGTGCGCCTGCGTGCTCGAGCGCGCCCAGCTGCCCGTGCCCGCGAAGCCCCACGTGAAGTTGTAGCTGGTGTCCTCGAAGTCCTCGGTGACCGGGTCGAAGCCGACCTGCAGCGGCGTGTTGCGCCCGACCTTGCCGTACAGCGGCGACATCGGGTTACGCGGGTTGTAGGCCCCGGTCCGGTTGTTCATGGTCATCGTGATCTGCGTGGGCACCGGAGCCGACGTCTCGTCGGCCTTGCCCCAGCGGATGTTGATCGGGTCGCGTTCGTAGACGTCGGCGGAGACGTCGTGCCAGGTGTCGTCGTAGAACAGGCCGACCCACGGTGTCCACTTAGCCACGGGCACCTCCGAGGACCAGCTGGACGTCGCCGCCCCGGTCGCGCACAGCAGCGGAGATGATCTCGACGAGCAGGTCGTCCATACGCGACCCGCCCGAGCGGATCTCGATCACCGTGGCGTTGCCGCCGCCGCTGTTCGCGGTGACCCGTTCGCCGGCTTGAAGGATGGCCAGCTGCTCGGAGCCGGGCACCCCGCCGACCACGCCGCCGGAGTGGAACTTCGGGATGTGCGGCACGCTGATCGTGTTGCCGCCGATGCCAGGGATCCAGCCGGGGAAGGTGAACGACAGCCGCCCGATGGTGTTGTTCCAGGCGTCGGCAACGAAGTTGAAGGCTGTCCGGAACGGCCAGGTGATGAGGCCGACGATCTTGCCGAAGGCGTCACCGATCCAGCCGGGGACCTTCTTCAGCCAGTCCCACGTGTTGCTGGCCGCGTCCTTGATCCAGCCCCACGACTTCTTCCAGGCCGTCTGGAACCACGTCGTCTTGGTCGCGATCAGCACGATCACGGCGACCAGGGCGAGGATGCCGAGCACGATCCAGGTCGTCGGTGAGGCCAGCTGGGCGGCGTTCCAGAGCCACTGCGCCGCGGTGACCAGACCCATGACGCCGACGAGCCCGGAGAGCAGCGGCGCGTACGTCTGGACCTGCTGGGACCACTTCTCCAGCTCCGGCGGGTGCGCCTCGCGCTGCGCGTCGTTCAGGTCGAGCTGGGCGCCCTTGGCGTCGAGGGTGGCCTGATTGGTGTCGCTGAGCGCGCGGTTATGGTCCTGCTCGGCCTCTGCGACGTCCTGCTGCGCCTCCTTGACAGAGAGCAGCGCGTCGCGCGCCTCGTACGAGTTCCTCCCGTGCTCCTTGACCGCCTCGTTGTAAGCCTTCTGCGCGTTTTCGGAGTCCAGCTTCCCCCGCGCAGCGTCCAGGTCGGCGCGCTTCGCGTCGTTCATCGCCTCGTTGCCGTCCTGGACGGCCGAGTTGAAGTCCTGCTGGGCCTGGGCCACGTCGTTGAGCGCGCGGGCCTGCCTCTGGGACTTCTGGTACGACTCCTGCTGGATCTGGTTCAGCGCGTCAAGGGCGCCGGTGGCGGAGTCGATGGCGTCCCCAGCGCCGGTGACCGCCGAGCCGAGGTGGCCGAGCTTGGCGGTCAGCTTGTCGCCGCTACCGGCCGCGTCCTCGAAGTCCTTCGAGGACTTCGCGACCTGGTCGCCGACGCCCTGGGTCGCCTGCTCGGCCTTCTTCGCTGCCTTGGCCAGCTCGTCGGCGTCGCCCGCGAAGGTCAGCGTTACCTGGTTGGCCATCAGTCCACGTCCAGCCCGGAGTCCTTGGCCAACGCCACGATGGCTCCCTGCATGATGTCGATGACCTCGGGCCGGTTCTTCTCCAGCGTCGGGTACAGGTAGCGGCCCTTCTTGTAGAAGGGGCGGTGCGCCGACCCGTGCTTGCCGACCGACCCGCCGAAGTCGAGAAACGGGTAGTAGGGCGCCTTGCTACCGCCGACGCCGATCCGGACCGCCTTCTGCGTGCTGCGCGCCTTCAGCGAGTTGACGGCCGCTCCGGAGCGGCGCGGGATCAGCGGGGTCGCCTTGGAGATGATGAGGTCCGACGCACCGTTCAGGGCGATACGGAGCGCCTTGGGCAGGTCCGAGTCGAGCTTCTTGAGGCCGCGCTGGAACTCCTTCAGCCCCTTGACGGCGATCTTGTCCGGCACTGCCCTACCTCCCTACTTCGCTGCGAGCTGCTCCCGCTGGGCGATGCGCGAGCCTGGCCACGGTCATGCTGAGCTTCTGGGCGATGAGGTGCTCCCACTCAAGCTCCGGGTTCTGCTCCAGCCTCAGGTACGCCGCTTTTGTCGGCGCCCTGCCCGACGCCGGACAGCCGGTTGATCAGGCTGACCACCGGCATGATCTCGCCCGCCGGGGAGGCCTTCTGCCACGCCTCGACATCCTTGGTGGACATCTCCGGGTCGACCATGCCCATCGAGAGCATGTGCTGCTCCATGACCGCGGCGCCCTGGTCGCCGGTCAGCTTGCCGGCGAGCAGCAGCTCGAAGCGGGACAGGCCGCGCACGGTGATCGTGCCGACGCCCGGCAGATCCAGCTCTTCGGAGTTCAGCCGGTCGGCGGTGAGTGTGCTCTTGTCCATGAGTGGTGCCTCCTGGGTCGGATCAGCCGAGCGGGTAGAGCTTGTACGTCACCGTGGTGGTGACCGAGTGCGTGACGGTCACCAGGCCGGTGGTCGGGTCAGCCATGTCCGGCGTGACCTTGAAGACCTTCGACGTGGCGTTGGTGACCGACGGGGCCAGGGCCGCGGCGGCGGCGCCGGAGCTGGTCGTCGTCGCGTCGGAGATCGTCATCGAGTCCGGCGAGGCGTTGCCGTTGATAACCTCCAGCAGCGCGCCCCGGGCGCCGAGCACGGCCGCGGAGATGGTGTCCGACGCGGCGACGGCCGACCCGGAGGTGACCACGCCTGCGCGGGTCGGGGTGGTAGCGGTCAGGGCTGCCATGGTCTGCCTCCTACGGCTGGGCGGTCGTGGTCACAGCGCCGGACATCTGCATGTCGCAGCTCCACGTCACCATGTCGGCCACCGGGTTGGTCTCGTTGTACTTCGTGACGATCACGCTGACGCTGTCCTGCGCCTTGCCGGTGCCGGTGCCGTCCGGGCGACGGATCAAGGTCACCGCGGTGCCGGCGGACTGGATGGCCTGGATCGTGGCGCGCGGCCCGCCGGCGGTGTTGTCGTAGACGCCCGACATCGTGCACGTGCCGTCCTTCAGGCCCGTGCTGTAGACGTGGTTGTCGTTGCCGTAGGTCGTCACGTCGTGCTTGTCGGAGGTCTTCTCCAGCGCGCTGGTCGTGGTGAACGCCGACAGGTCGACGGCGTTGAGGCTGATGAAGGTCTTGCGACCGTGACTGAAGGCCATCGGTGTCTCCTCAGGATCCAGAGCCGACAGCGTCGGCCTCAAACGTGGCGGCGATGTAGTCGACGCTGGCGATCGTCACCACGTCGAACGAGCAGGCGGTGACGACCAGGTCGTGACAGCTGGTCCAGGCGTGGGCCCCGAAGACCGCCTTGACCGAGCTGGCGCCGGAGCCCGCGGCGTACCCGGCGACCTTGTCCCGGGCGGCCCGGTCGGTGGCCTTGCCGACGACCAGGATCATCGGGATGCCCGAGATCTTGTCCATGCCGCGGCCGTAGGTCTGGTCGAACTCGATCTTGTCCGGGTAGGACACGATCGCGGCCGGCGCGGTGACCGTCGGCGGCGGATAGCCGAAGCACCGCAGCCCGGTGATCGTGTCGAGCACCGTGGCCATCTCGTCCATCACGTCGTTGAGGTTCATGCCGCCCACCAGTTGCGTCGGTACGCCTGCAGCGCGGTCTTGAGGTCCGGGTCGAGGGTGGCCAGCAGCCGGATCTCGGAGCCCTCGGTCGGCGAGCCCGCGACGCCGTACGGGGAGTCGCGCCGGGCGGCCAGCCGGGCGGTCTGTAGCAGCGTGGCCGCCTTCACGGCTGACGGCACGGCCGACCAGCCCCACTGAGCAGAGCTGACGGTGACCTTGACCCTCGGCCGGGTCGACGGCACGGTGGTCGCGTACGGCCAGGCCCACCAGCCGCCGGGCAGGGCGGCCGAGACGGGGCGGGTCAGCAGCAGCCGCTCGTACACCTTGCCCTTGGCGAGCGCGTTGATCGGCCCCAGCTCGACGTCTGTGATCGTCTGCGAGTCCGGCCCGGTGACCGTGATCGTGCTGCCGAACAGGTCGTCGACCTGCACGACCCAGCAGCCGATGTGCGAGTCGAAGTGCGCCTCGTAGACGCGATCCTCCGAGGTGGCGACCTGGCCGAACTGGCGTCCGCAGTAGTTGTCGACCGCGCGGCTGGCAGCCGTGCCCCAGAGCGCGAGCAGCACGTCATCGTCGGCGTCGGTGATCCTCAGATAGGACTTCACCTCCGCCGTCGTGGCGTAGTCGGGTGCCCAGGTCACGGCTGCCTACCGATCAGATCGCGTGCGGGACGGCGAGCAGGAGAGCGCGGCAGAGCAGCGTGTCCGTGGTGCCCGACGCGCGGGTGGTGCGCACGCGGATCCACGGCCGGTTCGGCTGCAGCTTGATGCCGATCACCACGTACTGGTTGCCGGTGGCCGCCGCGGGCAGCGTGGTCGTGACCGCCGCGGCCGGCGTGCCGATCGACCCGGAGCTGTCCGGGGCGTCCTGCACGTCGAACGACGTCGAGTCCGTGGTGCCCGCGGTCGACCCGGTGATGACCAGCACCAGCCGGTCGCCGGGCTTGTAGTTGGTACCGACCGCCACCTTGACGTCGGAGGTGAAGTTGGTGGTCGTGACGGTGGCGATGCTGGCCGTGAAGGTGGCCAGCGTCCGCGGCGTGACGAGCTCGCGAGAAGTCATGCTCCGGTCTCCCTACTTGCCCGAGGCGACGATGTAGGCGTTGGTGTCCTGCTGGGTGGCATCCATCCGCGCCCAGGCGGTGAACTCCACCTGGCGGTTCGCCATGCGGCTGTACGGGTTGACGAGCAGCTCGACGTTGCGCACGTCGCGGACCACGTAGCCCTGGCCGAGGTCCCCGAACGCGATCGCGATGTCGGCCGCCGCGTGCGAGTTGATGACGTACGTCGGCATGGCCTGGTCGATGGTCACCGGGTAGCCGAGCACCGTGTTCTCGTTCAGCCCGAGCGCGAGGTTCGCGCCCCAGCCCCGGAATACCGGGTTGCCGTTGGAGTCGGCGATCTTCTCGACGATCGCCATCGTGGCGTCGTTCCACACCCACCGAGCGTTCGCCCGATACGCCGGGTCGACGCTGTGGATCCACGTGACCAGGTCGTTGTAGGTCATGGCGGTGTTCGCGTTGGCCTGCACAGGGGTCAGGCCGGTGATCAGGCCGAGCGGCTGGTTCACGCCGGTGCCGGTCGCCAGGTGCGTGGCCTGCAGCCGGGCGATGCGGGTGCCGAGCATCCGGGTGATGAGGCCCTGGATGTCGAACGAGGTGTCCTGCAGCAGTTCCAGCGAGACGCGCAGCGGGGTCGAGCTGCCGCCGCCGGCCACGTAGCTGTAGCTGCTGAGCGAGTTGGAGCCGAAGACCATGTCGGCGCCGGCCGAGAAGGTGTTGCCCTCCTGGACGATCTCGCCGACGTTGGCGGTGTCGTCGATGGTCGGCCACTCCACCGGGTTGCCGTTGCCCGTGGTGTACCGCTCGGCGATGCCGCCGATGCCGCCGAACGCCTTGATGCGCTCGACCAGCTTCGTGCGGAACAGGTCCGGCACGAGGTAGCCACCCTCGGTCGGCGTGCCCTCGGACTGCGCGGCTTGGATCAGGTCGGCGTTGGGCTTGCCGGTGCGCAGGTAGTTGTCGAACGCCGCGGCGTAGGTGTCCTTCTTCGGACCGCCCAGCGCCGGCACCCCGGCCGGGTTGCGCACGGTGTTGTAGGCAGCGTTGCGAGCCCGGATCTCGGTGTCGCGCTTGACGGCCCCGAGTTCCTGCTCCATGCCCTCGTACGAGGTGACCTCGTCGTCGGTGAGGCTGCGGTTCGCGGCCCCGTCGACGAGCGCGGTCATCTCAGAGGTGATCTCCTCGATGGTTCGCACTACTTCCCTCCCTGGGAAGCCAGGGCCCGGTACCGGGCCTGAATGAGGCGGGTCCGGTTATCCGGCCCGCTGGAGCTTCCGGCCACCCGGTCGGCGAGCTTGGCGTCTACCGCCTGCTGCGCCGAATACCAGGTGGTGGCAGACATCGCGGAACGCCAGGCGGCCGGCTTCCCCCCGGCGCGCCCGGCGTAGATCCCGGCGATGTCGTTCGAAACGGCGTCGAGCAGGTCGGCGTACTCCCGCATGTCGGCGGGACTTCCGATGCCGACGCCCTGGGCGTCGTGGATCATCATTCGGCCGCCCTGGGAGATATCCACCGCGTCCCCGGCCTGGGCCAGGAACGACGCCGCGGAGGCGGCGAGGCCGTCGATGTGCATGTTCACCGTGGCCGGGTGGGACTTCAGGGCCTCGTACATGCTGACGCCGTCGAAGACGTACCCGCCGGGCGAGTTGACGTGCACGTCGATCGCCGTGGCGTTGAGGCCGTGGACGGCCTGGACGAACTCCGAGGAGTCGCCGTCGTAGCCGCCGATCATGCCGTGGACGTAGAGCTTCGGCACCGCGGCGTTGGTCAGCGTGAAGCACGGCGTCGTCCGCGCCTCAACCATGGTTGAGGCGCGCCAGGCCGCGCGGAGCTGGGCGAGGTTACTCGGTAGCCGCGTCGTCATCGCCGTCCACCTCCTCGGCGGACGAGTCGTCGCCGCGGTTGTCCTCGGCCGCGTCCGGGTCGGGCAGCGGCGGCAGGTTCCGGATGGCGCGGGCCTCGTCGACCGTGAGGAGGCCGGCCTGAACCTGCTGGATCAGCAGGCCGATCTCGACGTCGGGCGCCGGTCGTTCCAGGCCGTGGAAGTCGAACTCGGCCCACCGCGGCCGGGCCAGCAGCCGGGACGCGCGCTGCTCGAACCGGTTGGCCCACGGCGCGAGCACCGTGCGGGCCATCGCTCGGTTCTGCTCCTCGAGGCCGGTGCCCCACGAGGTGGACTTCTCCGAGGACATCAGCAAGTGTGGTGGGACGCCCGTCAAGCGCGCGACCTCCTCGATCTGGAACGACCGGGACTCGAGGAACTGGGCGTCCGTGTTGCTCATCACCCAGGGCGTGAAGGTCAGTCGGCGGTTGACCACAGCGATGGTGCCCGCGTTGGCGTGGCCCAGGACGTTGTTGTTCAATTGGCGCTTGATCTCCGGCACGTCGTCGGTGATGTCCGCGTCGTCGGCAGGCGTCGCCAGACCGGCCATCAGGGCGCCGTTGGCGAACGTGTTGCCCGCGGCCTTGTCCCCGGCGATCGAGGTAGCCAGCGACATTCGCGCATAGGTGAGCAGGCCGGCACCGACCTTGCCGTCCATGGCCAGGCCGGGCACGTACCAGAAGCCGTCCGCGTCCAGCCGCACCTGCTCACCGTTGGCCAGAGACACGCAGAACCACAGCCCACCGGCGGGGAGCACGCCCGTGCTGTACTCCTCCAGCGTCGGCAGCTCGACCCGGAAGCACGACGGGTGCACCAGCGGCAGCGCGGCCAGGCCGCCCGCCTCCGTCCGAATCTTCAGAGCGCCGGCCTTGCCGTACAGCATCAGGTGCGCGAACGCGGTCTCGGTCCACTCGTACTGAGTCTGACCGCCCGGGTCCGGGTCGTCGAAGATGCTCGGCACCGTCTGGCGGATGCCGCCGGCGTCCTCGCGGAAGGACTTGAAGGGCAGCGACGCGAGCGTCCCGGCGACGAGGTTGACCGCCCGGTAGACCGCCGACAGGCCCAGCGCGCTGTACTCGCCGACCGTGACGCCCTCGATGTCCGTCCAGCCGCCCGGAGTGAACAGCGCGGCCAGCGCCGGGTCGGCAATGGACAGCGTCGTGTTGCTGGGCTCTTGCGCCCTGCTGCTCCACGGCCATCGCATGATCGCAAATGTACCCTACGGGGGTACCCTACTGGCGTGTCCATGCTGGTCAGCTCGGTGAAATCGGCGGTCGAAGCGGGGGGTATCGACCTCCGCGACCAAGCAGCCGTCGACCTGGCGCTGACCTACGCCGCGGCGATTGACGACGTCGGTGGTGAATGCCCGGACTGCGGGCGGCACGGAGCCGACCTCGCCAAGCTGGGCCCGGCCCTGCTGGCCGCGCTGGAAGCACTCCACATGAGCCCGCGCGCCCGGGCCGCGGTGAAGAAGGCGGTGACCGATGACAAGCCAGCCGCTAACCCGCTCGACCAGCTCGCCGACCGTCGCGCTGGGCGCGGTCGTCCCCAGGCTGTGGACACCGCCCCTGCGTGACCTCGACGACCCCGAGGCGTCGTGGGGTCACGACTTCATCGACTTCTGCGCGCTGATCGGCTGGCCGCTCGACCCGTGGCAGATCTGGCTCGCTGTCCACCTCGGCGAGCTGTTCCCCGACGGCTCCCCGCGCTTCCGCAAGGCGATCATCCTGGTCGCCCGGCAGAACGGGAAGACGATCTTCACCCGGCTGCTCATCCTCTACTGGATGTGGGTCGAACGGGTGACCGAGATCGTGGCGACCAGCACCGACCGGGCCGCGGCCAAGCGGTCGTGGAAGAAGGTCGTCGAGATGGCCGAGCGCAACGAGCTGCTCGCCGACGCGCTCCCGGCCAGGCACACCGCCCTGCAGATCGGCGAAGAGGACTTCTGGAACAACCACGGCTCGCACTACCGGTTCGCCGCACCGACCCGGCGAGCCGGCCGCGGCGACACGATCCCCCGGGCACTGCTCGACGAGCTGCGCGAGCACCGCACCCGCGACACCTGGGACGCGATCGTGCCCGCCATGAACGCCGTCGCCGACGCGCTGCTGGTGTGCATCAGCAACGAAGGCGACGCCGAATCGGTGGTGCTGCACGAGGAGCACGACGCCGCGGAGACGTTCATCCAGACCGGCGAGGGCGACCAGCGCACCTTCCTCGCCTCGTGGTCCGCGCCATCCGGGGCACCCCCTGACTCCGTGCAAGCCCTCGCGCAGGCCAACCCAGGGCTCGGGCACCGCGTCCAGCTCGACGCGCTCATAGGCCAAGCCAGGGCCGCGATGGCAGCCGGCGGCGAGACCCTGGCCCGGTTCCGCATCGAGATGCTGTGCCAGCGCGTCGACCTCCTGGAGTCCGCGATCCGCATCGAGGACTGGCAGCAGTGCGGCGTGCACCGCGACCAGGCCGTCGACCTCGCCGAGCACCGGCGCGAGGTGGCCCTGGTCTTCGAGGTCGCGCAGGACTACTCCCACGCCAGCCTGCTCGCCGCGGTAAGGATCGGCGAGCTGGTCTGGGGCGAGGTAGTCGCCGCGTGGGACGGCTACGAATGCCGCAAGCAGCTGCGCGCCGAGCTGCCCGGATGGGTGGAGCGCGTCAAGCCCCGCAAGGTCGGCTGGTTCGCCGGCGGACCGGCGGCGTCCGTCGCCGACGAATTCGCCACCAAGCGCATCCGCGGCGTCCTGCTCGAACCGATCCGCGCCGAGGACGTCGTACGGGCGTGCATGGGCTTCGAGGAGATCGTGAGCGCCGGCCATTTCCGGCACGCCCACGATCCGTTGCTCAACGAGCAGGTGAAGCAGGCCCAGCGGCTACCGCAGGGCGACGGATGGCGGTTCTGCCGTCGCGGCAAGGGGCCGATCGACACCGTCTACGGCATGGCCGGAGCCGTCCACCTGGCCCGGACGATCGTCAAGCTTGGCCCGCTCACCGTGGCTTGACACACAAAAAACCAT